TGGCGAGCGCTCTTGCCTTGTTCCTTAGGTGCGATGCTTTCATTAAACAGTTTCACATAATGTGCTACTGACTCTGCATCGCCTCTGTCAAACGCGGACTGAGCTTGGTCGCGTCGTGGTCCCCTAGACATAGGGTCATGTTCATTTAACCACGCAACCCAACGGTCATCCTTGTCAAGTTGGTCAAACCCTGGAACTAAAACATTTAGCTTCTGGGTAAAACCTACCTCTCCAATTTGGTTACCGGTACTTGAGACCTGCTCGCGCAACTCTGCAATTACTTTCTCCTGTGCTTCGAAGCGCCCCTCATAATCCTGGGACACTTCTTTGGCAACTCTACGTTGGAAATCAATCAAATCATCTCCGTACTCTTCTCGATCGGCATCGGTTACATAACTGACTTTCTCTTTAGGTGTTTCATCTTTGACTTTAGCCGCTTCGTCCATATCCTTACGGATACTTCCTAACTGGTCTGTAAGGTCTCTAACCTGCTGATGCAGTCTAGGTACCTCAGCATCGTACTTACCTCGTAGGGTACTGTACTTCTGCTTAAAATCATCTGTAACATCTTTAGTGTCATCAGCCGGCTTTACTTCTTCAGGTGCAAGTGCTTCCTTCGGTTGCTCTTTAGTTACTTCGTCCTTGGTATCCTCAACTACTTTTAGCTTCGACTCGTCGGTCTTTTCTAATCCTTCATTTTGGGCTAGTACTTTCTCTAACTCTTCAACTTCAGCAAGCTGTGCTTGCACTTGTTTTGGCAATGCCATTTTCTTTCTCCTTAAAGCACCAACTCTGTTTCGCAGCGTCCTATTGGTATGCTGCTCCCGTTATGGTGTGCTTAACAAATGCGATAGTTTCCTATCGCTCCTCAATCACCTTAGACGATTCATTTATCGCCTTGAGTAAATCTTCAAAAGCTTCTGCTCGTCCTTGCAAACGGTGGAGTTTTCCCGTTTCGTTTGCATACACCAGCTTCTGCTTAGCTCCTTCGAGTTCATCCGTCAGGAGTGTTAATAATGCCTCGTTTCCTGGCTCTTTCAGCTCTTTTAGGGCCTTTAGCGTTTGTGTTCCTAGCTTATTAACGTAAATCATTTAACTACATAATACCAAAGAAAAAGGGTCTGTGGTACTTAATTTCACTTACCATTAGGTTTAGGGCTGAAATTGTTGTCTTGTCGACCCCCCATTTCAGTACCATCTTCCTGTAAATTAGCAGGTGCCTGTCCTTGTGCCTGTTGCATCTGCTGCTGCTGCATTTGCATCATCATCTGCTCCTGCTGTTGCTGAGCGGCTATTTCTTGCTGTTTCTGGACCTCTTCACGAGATGGCACAAGCCTGTCAATATTGGTGTTGAGATTTCCAGCAAGGTCGCGTAATAGTTCAGCCGTTCCTGGCAAACCAACAATCTGCTGTGCCACAGGGCTTTCCAATACCAGACGTAAGAACTCAGTTTTACGAACTGCTTCAGCTTCCTTGACGACCAGCGAGGTCGCTCCTCTTGCAACAATTTGTACATCACCAATTAACTCCGGGTCTTGTGAATAGCGTAAGTTTCTCTGGTACTGACGCTCAAGCATCGGGTTAAGCACATCGTGGTCGATGTTACTTATAACCTGCTTAATACTCTTACCAGCGTTTGAAATCAACATCGACAAGCCGGACGACGTACGTCCTGCACCTGGGACGTGTTGTCCTGTCATGTATTTCGGAATACCTGTAATCTCGTCAGCTATATCCATGAACCTATCGAACACAGACATAAGCTCTTGAGCATTAGACTGTGGTTGGAAAAAGTTAATAGGCTGTGAAGCATCACCGTATTCTGACTGCTGGAACTGCCAAATCTTCCAAGGATACATCTGCGTAATGTCCTCGCCTGCAGGTAGTCGACTTACGTTAACTCCTACTTGAGGACCAGAAGAAATACCCATGTTGTTAGCTAAGGCACGAGCAGCTGCGTTACACATGTTCTGCGCGTCCATACATAAATCTGAAACACCGTTACCGTCGATACGGCCCGGGACCTTCTCGAACGACGAGACGTAATATGGTTTACGACCGATAGGGTCGTAGTTAAGTACGGCTTTAATAACTATGTTATCAACCATCCATACTTCACAAGGGTAAGACATCTGAGCATCGTCGATGTCCTTCTCGTCTAAACCCCATTCTAATAAAAGTTTACCTGGGATAGAGTCCCACAGTTGAACTGCTGCAATAAGGTCCGAGTTAGCCTCGTCGAAGTCTTTACCCTCTAAGACTTCAAACTCAGAGTCCTCGCGGTCTAACCAGTCGAACCCACCAATACCGAAGTCCGACAGCAACGCTCGTACTGACGCCTCGTCGTATCCCTCGACGCCTATCATGGCCTCGACGTCTTCTCTAGTTAAGTGGTGAACCTCAATGATAGGCATGTTCTGGATGTCGTCACCCCACGGGGCCCAGTAGAATTTGTAAGGGTCTACTCTTTCCCACTCATCTCTAACGATTTCTTTAGTAACAAGCTCTGCGCCATCCCACTTCAGTGTTTTACGCTTGCGGGGGACTGGACCTTTCAATACCGCATACGGATACGTAGCGATATCGTTAGTAAATTCAAATAGCGCCTTGACGAAACCACCTTCTAACAGCTGGTCTTCCATTTTCTTTTCCATACGGTCCACGCGTTTGTCCGCTTCGAACTCCATCTCACGCATGGCTACGTCTTTCATGTCTGCTGCTAATTTCTTAAGGCCAATCTCATCGATAGCCTCACCACCCAACTCATAGTACTGCTGCAAATTCTGCTGCATGATACCTTGAAGGCGGTCAATTAATTCTGGTGGAACTTCTGGTACTGGAGTAGCTTCGATAGACCATGGCTTATCGGAACCAGTACCTAGTAGCGTGTCACGCAACCAAGCGGTTGCTGTACGACACTTCGTACTGACGATACCCATAAATAGTTCTGAACCACCTTGGGCTTGAATCTCTGCAAGTTTAGTTGGAGAGTACTCCATGTTGCGAGCGCGAGCAGTTTCTACTAAGCGAGGCTCAATGTCTTTCTGCTTGTGGTCACGCATCGTAGTCCAGCGTTTACGCGTGTGCGCAGCTAAACCTACTAGCAGTTCACTCTGTTGTTTTTCTTCTGACTCGCGTTTAGCTCTAGCTTCCAAATCGGAAGAACTAGCAACGGGGATTAAAGCAGGACCTAAAGACATAAATTCCTCATATTAACATGAATATGCTAATATGCTACCAGCAGAACGCGTCGTTGTCAACATTTTATGTCCAACCAAACGCAGAAACTTTCTTAACTTCCCTACGATTACCTTGGGATGCTATCGAACCAAATACCTCACCACCATCAGCGTGTAAGCAGAGGTACTGGAACGCATCCGCGACATCAGACCAAGGGTGTGATTTTTCTGGTTTCTCATCTTTTATACCTTTCGTGTTGATTTTATAACGATATTTTCCAGCTAAACCTTGAACCAACGAGTTCGCTGCATCATGGTCTATCATTAGGCCGTACTTACCATCAACTATTCGGGTCATGTACTTTTCTACTGCTGCTAAACGCGCAGCCACAGAGTTCGTTTTCGCGGCTTTTATCGAGAAACCCTCAGCACGATATATGTCGGCTACTGTTCTCTCGTCTGTCTGAGCTCTTTGGAACGCGGCGGGGTCAATAATAACCAGGGAACTACGTCCTGGGAACTTGTTCGCCAGCAGAGGCTTCAGTTTTTCCCTTACGAACCGTAGGGCTCCCATGTCTTCTGAGATTATCGAGTCGTATATTACCAACCTACCGTCATATATAACCTGCCCGATTACAGCAGCTGGTGTTAACCCAGCATCAATACCAATTAGTAGGGGCGCATCACTGTACATCGGGGTTATCGTCTCGCTCGACGTATGTTCTTTTCGGTTAAACGACCTAAACACTGGCTGCCCACTCAGTGACTTACCAAACTCAGCATGTATGTACACGGCTTTCCAGTCTTCAGTTTTACCGTGCGCAAGGTTATCGTAGTAGTCATCAGGTAGGAACTGTGTCCAGTCCGCTTCTGGTGCTAAACCAGATGGCTGAATAGTTACGTGCACGTTTTCTGGCGGGTTAGACAGCAGCTCTTCCCAAAAAGTATCTTGGTCTGGTGGGTTAGTCATCCCCCACAGGTGTGCGTTCGGTTTCCCGTCGTCAGTCTGACAACCCACCCCGTTCATCATTTTGTCCGGGTAACGTCCTAGACGACCCTGTGCTGCGTTGTAGATGTCTGGATGTATCTCTCTAAACTCATCGAATATGAAAAAGGATGCCTGAAGAGATAGTAGTCTTCGCACGTCATTCGCGTCATCCAGTCCACGAAACAACACCTCACACTCTATGTCACCAACCTTTATGACGAATTTGTATTCCGTCTTAAGAAAGATACCCATCACGCCATCAGGTATCCACTTCATAAAGTCTGGTATGGACGTGTCCCTCAACTGCTCTCGGGTGTTACGTACCCAGATGGCTCGAGACCGTCTGACCCCGTCATTACATGGAGCCATCAGAGCGGCGTGGTGCAATATTTTCATCACACCGGCTGTCGTTTTAGTCGAACCAACGGGGCCAACAGCTAGTGATATAAACTTGGTTGAGTAGAAGAAGTCGTCAAGCGACTTGATAACTTCGAAGTTTATCTCGTGCGCGGGGGTCTGGGGAACGGTAGCCACTAGACTGTACTGCCTTCTATGGTTATCGCTTCCTCTTTGTCCTTGGCGCGTGTGATGTTGATTACGACTTGTGGTCCGTTGGCTCCAACTGCGTCTTTGCCGTCAGGTTCCAACTTACCCATCTTGTTCAACATCTTCTGAAACTCCAAACGAGTAGCAGGGTTGATTGTAGGGTTCTGCATGTGGCGGAAGAGGTTATCCAAGTTAACTGCGCCCATAAGACGGGCTAATGTTTCCATCTTGGTAGGGTCGTCCTCAATCATCTGCAGTTGCCCGCGGGATAAGATGGAGGTGTGTTCGAACGCCGGGTCTGTAAGTTTATCTACTTGATTGCTCATAATATCCAAGTGTACCTGTATAGACAGGTGTTTGTCAATAATATCGTTATTTTAGCAGGCTGGAATTTTTTTGGGGGGCTATTTATGGGGCGGGGTGTTTCTATGAAGTGGCTCTTTTTGAGCGAGGTCTAAAAATTAGGGGGTTG